GAGAACAAAAGAAGAAACAGAAAGCGAAGTCATAGATGCATTTGCATCACCAGATCTGTTGATACTGGATGAAGTTGGTGTACAGTTTGGGTCAGAGTTTGAAAAACAATTGTTGTTTGATGTACTTAATGAACGCTATGAAAAACTTAAGCCATCTATTTTATTATCAAATATTCCTAGCGAGCAATTGTCAGACTACCTTGGTGAACGTGTAACTGATAGGTTGCGTGAAAACGGAGGTGCATTGATTGGTTTTAACTGGGATTCTTACAGGAAAAATTTATGACAACAGAACAAAAAGTTGCAGCAGCCAAGGCACGCATTAAAGAATTAGAATTATTAATTAAACTATGGAGCAAATCTTAATGACAAAAGAAAACGAATTACACACAGGAGACTTGTGGTTTAATCCAAACGAACCAGAAAAGTTATGTGTATTTAAAAATAACAAATGGGAAAAGATACCAGACAATGAAATGCAATGGTCAGACAGACAAAAAAATATTATGCAAATTGCAAATTACAAGCAGCAATTAGCAGAATTAGAAACACAATTTTGGTTTAACGATTTACCAACTAAAGAGTATATGGTTAGATTTGATGCAATAAAAAAACGCATTAACGAATTGGAGCAAGAAGATGATTGAAATAGTATTAGGTTGGCCACCATCAGATCTATCCCCAAACAAAAGATTGCATTGGGCAAAGCTGGCAGCAGCAAAAAAACAATATAGAAAAGATTGTTACAGCGTATCAAAAGAACAATTAAAAAAATATCGTGGGGTATATGAAAACATACCAGAAAGATTAGTTTTAGAAATGGTTTTTTTCCCACCAGACAAACGTAGTTATGACCGAGACAACTTAGTTGCTAGAATGAAGGCAGGTATTGACGGTCTCGCAGATGCACTACGCATCAACGATAAACGTTTTAATACTGTCATTTCAACTATGGACTCAGACTACCTTGGTGGCTTTGTCCGCATACGCATACTACAGGAAATTCCTTATGGCACGAAAAATCAAGAACCTATCCGTCAAGACACGAGAATACAAAGATAGGGATGGCAACGCAAAAGCAAACTGGCAAAACATTGGAGTCATTATGGAGAATGACCAAGGCAAACAATTTATGCTTATTGATAGATGGGTAAATTTAGCAGGGTTGCCTGACTTTAGTGACAAGCCAAATCCATCAGCAGTAATGGTATCTATTTTTGATGCAGATAATAATTACCAACCCGGAAAACCAGCACCAAGTACACCAACGTATAAAGGTAATGATAATTCAGATGATTGGAATAGCTCTCCTAAAGTACCAGAGGTAGACGAGATTCCATTTTAAAGTAGCCCCAGAATGACACAGACCATTTATCACTCTGGGGCTAGGCTCTAGAGTTGCGGTAGAGAACTAGAGCCACTAGGCCACCACCACTGCTTTACTTTTTGGGTGGCCTACCTTTTTTTGTACCGTATGTTCCTTTACCTTTTGGCATAATAATCTCCTTTTATTTTAATTATGAAAGAATTTTTTTATTCTGTCCATAGTTCTACGCTCTTCTCTTATTTGTTTTTTGGTGAGCATTGCTTCTAATTCTATTATTCGACCTAATAAACTTGCCAAGAATACATCCTGTTTCATCTGATGACGTATAAGATGTGTGCAATATCTTTTGACACCATCGTAATCATCGCTTTTTAAGACTTCTCTAATACGCATTTCAACAGAAAGCTGTAATTCTACAGGTGGTTCTTCTAATTCAATATTGAGAAATCTATCTTTAGCCATCAGTTTAATTTAGGAAACAAATTCTGCTCAAGCAGATCGACCAACTTATCGTCCACGGTATTTGAGGTCTGCTTTACAAAGGCACGACATAGGTCAACCACTAATCTCTTACATCCTGTCGTGGAAAGGAAGCGTAATAGTATAGGTTTTAGTATTTTGTACATAGTTTGTTTGTTTTTCCAAACATAGCACACGTTATTGTATTTTGCCTTCTATTCTGCTAACCGCTTCTGATAACTTGTTTAGTCTAAAGTATATGTCTCGTATGTCTCGTTCTCTACGACTACTCATGTTTGATATCACCATAACTAAAGCTGTAGCTGCTGCTCCCACCAATGCACCATATATCTCAGGCATTTGCGTAAATAGGTAATTATGTATAGTATGACTAATAAATCCTAATTATGGCAGAGGAACAAGAAGAAAAAGAAGGCACGGATTGGGGAGAAATCTTTGGTCATGCTGTCCGATTTATGATTCTTTGTTGGTCGCTTGCAATGATGACTCTTGGATACATGGACAAAATTCGCAATGATGGAGCGTTTTTAGCCGGCTTGACCAGTGGCGTTTTAGGCAGCTACGGTATCTCTGTTAACAAAAAGAAACCTGTAAACGCTGCTAAAGTAAATGACACAAAGGTAAATACACAATGAAAAAATTATTAGCATTACTGTTACTGTGTAGTCCTTCTGTAGCACTAGCAGACATAAATCACTCAATACAGAATGTTGTTTCGGTCAGCACATTAGGTGCATCATCTACAGCTAATAGAATAGGTACTACGTTTTCGGCATCGGGTACAAATGTCACGCCAACAGCAGGTGACACTGCAAATGCCATTGGTACTTTAGATTTAACGGATGCACAGATTACTAACGGTATTCCTACAATTGACGCTACAACTACATACTCGGTTACAAATTCCGGGGATGCATGGTCAGTGTCGGAAAGTTATATCCAAGGCGATGCTATACCAAGTACAGGTATGACGGTTACTAATGGTACTGTACCTGCACTAGTAGTTTTTGGAGATACTACAACTTTTGCAGGTGGAAACATAGGCACTACAGCTATGACTATGGACAGTGGTGGGGCAATGACAGTTAACCTATCTGCTACAGGAGCAGGTGTAACAGCACAAATGTCCAACACAATTAAATTAGAAATTGATTAATGAAATGGCTGGTACTGTTTTTATTAGGAGTACCTAGTGCTTATGCTGGAGGAATTACGCCTTCGTTCTCGACAGGCCAAATGGAAAGTAGCAGTTCTAGTCGCACTGTGGTGGTGGAAACCATTGTCACAGAAAATTATCGGACAGGGTATAGCTATTCATTACAAGGCCACAACATACAAATTAAAGATGGCACAGTTATATCACCAGAAGCGACATATACAAACACGCAAACAGTTAACGGAGTGTCATTCCAGTGGGTGACACCAGACCTAACAACTAAACCACAGTGGGAAATCAAAACTCCCGGAGAATCTTTTTCAATAACAGAAAATTTTCTTGCACCGGGATTGGATGCAACAAGCACCATACAACGCACCATAACAACAGAAAGTCAAAGTACAAGTTTGTCAATTTTTTCAAATTAAGTTTACTTTTATTATTTGCATCACCAGTTAAAGCTAATGTCGTTAGCTCTCCCAGTGCATCCAGTTCTGGAACGGTGATCAATAACGGCTACCAAACCATAAATGGTGGATTTCCAACGATGATTTATGGCGGTCAGGTGCAATGCCAACAACCAACACTAGCCTTTACACCGTTTGTGACTAAAGGAGAAAACTATAATACACCTAGAATTACTACAACTACTACTAATATTTATGATCTTTCAGAAGATGTTAATGGTAACCTAGTAAATCCGGGAACTATCTTGTACCAAAGTGAACAGCCAAGAATAGAACAATCAACTCACAATTTTAATTATGGATTTACTGTTAGCCTACAGATACCACTTGGAAAAGGATCTGATCTTTGTATTAGAGCAGCCGAAAATCAAATAAAAGGACAAGAGTTTGTATTAGCTCGTCAAAAATTAGAAGCAAATTTGGCTCGTATGAAGGTATGTGCCGAGCAATTTAAACTTGGAGTACAACTGATAAACGAAGATGCAGTTGCTTGTAAAAATGTTGTGCTAACAACTATACCTAATCAAGTTGTGCCACATACACACGAAATAAAAACTAAGTAGATTTATCCTTAGACTTTCCTAGACGTTTTATAAGCTGCTTCGTAAGGGGTTTTATAGCGTTTAAAATAAGAGGAGTACTCGCAGCGATACTAGCGACAAAAAAAGTAGAGACAGCCACACTAGGCGTAGGTAAGTATTGGTCGATAAATTTGACTCTTTCATATTCGGTACGGCAATCACCGTTACTTTCTCTAACATAATTCTTAATTCGCTCCAATCGCTTATCGTTAACAAAACTTCCTATTCTTAACGCTCCTTCTGGGGGACAGGGTTCGTATTTTATTTTCTTTTC